GTTGAAAATCTTTTATAAAATATGTAGCTTCTATCATACATGCAGAAAATAAAGCATTATAACAAAACTCACTAAAATAATTTGATGTTGTTACACTTGTACCTGTAGCACTAGCTAATGCCAAAGGTCTACGTGTATACTGTATCTCACCTGATACTGCAGATGCAGGTGTTGGTACAATATAAATTTGTGTATTAGTTTTTCTTGAATAGTATCTTGGGGTTCCTGTTGATGCACTAGCATAAGGAAAATAATCTATTGCATATTCATAAGGTCTTTGTAATAAACTTATTTTTGAATTAGCAGGAATTGCTGCTGTTGAAACACTTGTGGTATAGTTTACATTTCTTACGACTAATGTATCAGCAGGTAAACTAACTACTGGATTAGAAGCTGTAAATGAAAAAGTAGAATAGTTATCTAAACCTGGGTCGTCAAGTTCTTTTACTAATCTATCTTCAGCTTTTTCTACAATATAAGGTATTTGTTCTTCAAATTCTGTTGAATTATTTTCTATTGTATTTATTATATCAGTCTTTAAAAAAGAATAGGATGCCATTTAATTATCCTACTATTAGAGTAACACTACCTTCATGAGGTGTAGATATACTAACTGTTCCACTACAAAGAACACCCATTTCTCCAAAGTACATATCTGATTCTGCACTTGCAGGAACTTCATAAGTTATTACTGTACCTGTTTGGTCACCAATAGCTATTACACCTGCTATAGTAGAATAAGAATGAACTCCTAATATTCTTGTTCTATCAGGAGTAGCAATAATATCTCCATCTCCTGCTCTTTTATTAACTGTTCTAATATTTGTTGCCATTTTAAATCCTTATAGTAGGGAGAGTATATTTCAACTCCCCCTAGTTATTAATGGTTAAGCACCTTGATTACCAAACCAACCTCTCCAGTCAGATACTCCAAAAGAATATCTTTCTCTGGCTTTAAATCTGAGGTTACCAGTATCAAAATCAGGCTCCATTTTGGTTTGTAAAGGTGTTCTATTGAACATCTTTGTACCATTAGGAACATCAGTCTTAATGAACCATGCATTAGTATCTGTAAATCTTCTATTAGTCATATATCCTTTTGGGAATACTCCTAAATTTTTTACAGAGTTAAGGTCATTATCTGCACTACCTACAATTCCTGGTGTATTTAATAATACATCAGTTGTAAACATTAAGTCTACAGGTACGTGTAAAGATACAGCAGAAGAACCAATTAAGATACCTCTATCATCTTTAAACTTTTGAATTGAAATTACAGCAGATTCTAATGTAGCTTCTGAAATTGCTGCTGCTGTGCTTGTATTACTTTGGTTTCCATCTCCAACAGTTGGATGTGCAGTATTAAATAAACTTACTCCATCTCCTTGTGCTGTAGCAAAACCATCATTATAAAGTTTAGCAGCTTTTACTTGTTTAGTAGTTGCCATTGCTCTTGCTAATCCTTTTGCTCTTAATTTTGCAAAAGTATCATAAAGGTTATCTTCCATTGCTTCTTCTGTAACAGCAAAAGCTAAAGCTATAGTCTCGTTTGTATAACGAGCTGTATAACTTTCACTTGCGTCATCATAAACAACAGCAGCACCTTCATTTTTAACAGGGGCTTGACCAAATCCTGTAAATAGGACTTCTTCTTCAAAAGACCTATCAGAATTTTCTATTTCATAAAGAGGTATATGTTCGTCATTAACCTCACCATACTCCATTCCAAAGACAGCATTTAATCCAGGAAGAAGCTCTTTGCTTATCGCAGCTCTATTTATTGGCATAATTTATCTCCTTTCCTAAGCTGATGAAACAGTTGCTGTTATATAATTATCCATATGTGAGTTAATTCTAACTTCATACCAAGGATATTGGTCAGTTACACCTGCTGATGCTCCTACACCTGTATCCCATGGTGCTCTTCTTATAACTCTCAAATGACTTGTTGCCTGTGTAGGACCAGAAGCATCTAAAACATAAGCACTTTGTCCAGTCTTATGACTTCCAGTTCCTAAAATATATGGTGCGTTTACCACACCAACACCTAATCCTGCAGAACCAGTTACTGTAGCATCTGCTTGGATAAAGAATGTTTGGTCAGGGTCACTTGCAATATGAATCTTAACGTCTGTAGCTGTGGTTCCACCTGTAAAACTTCTTGCGAACTTTTGTTCTCCACTAGCATTTACGTAACTAATTCCTTGAAAAACACCTGCACACTTAACTGTTACATTTGCAGGATTAGGTTTAATTGTACCTAAAGACTCAATCATAATTGGGTCACCTGTAAATATATCAGAAGGTATTAACGCAGAAGCTACTTTAGGACTTACATTCAAATCAATAGTACGTATACCAGTAGAGTTAGAACCATCACCATTTTTCTTAGCGAGGACTAATCCTCTTGGGGCATTATTACTTGCCATAGTCTAATCTCCTTTATTGTTAAAATAGCAACAAAAGACTTACTCTTGAAAATTAGGTTGTCGACCTTTTGTTACTGTTGATTTACTTGAATTAGAAATGGGCATGCTAGAATTATTTCCTCTCATTAATTGACTGTTTACAGCTTCCATTAATTTATCAGACTTCTTTCTATAAAACTCATTTCTACTTTGGAATAACTTGGTAGGTATTTTACCTAACGCAATGTCTCCACGACAGACTGCTCCAGAGTATCTTCCATCCACCTTCACGACTGATGTTTGTTCTAATTCAGGTACTTCTTTAATATCAACAAATTGCCAACCTTCTTGCATTTTTTTACCAATATATTTAAAATCATCTTGACCTTTAAGAGTTATTCTTAACCATCCAAGAGTCATTCCTTCGTTTTTGAAACGATTTACTATTGCTTCTGGTATGTGTAAATTATCTTGTTCTTCAAACTGATAATTTGTTGCTTCATTAGTATTATTTTCTCTTAATTGAGAACTACGTGTATTGATTCGTGTTGTCATTTATTTACCTCCACGTTGCATGTTTACTGTTGTATACTCACCTTCAGCATTAGTTGCTTTCAGTTTTTCTTGAGCATATTGTTCAAGGGGTATATTCCATTTATTAGCTAATCTTACATCATCTTTTGAAAGTTTAACTTTATTTTTGGAACTAGGAGTGCTACGTGTACCTCCTGCTACCACTTGAGCAGGTGTCGATTCCTGCTTACGATTTTCCTCTGTTGGTTCTACCTCTTGAGTTTGATACCTATGAGGAAAGGCTTCTTTTAATCTAGTATCGATTTCTTTATAGTAATCGTCATCTGTTGGATTAAAACCTTCTTCTTTTAAATCTGCATCTATTGCTAGAGCAGCAGCAGTTCTTATTTTATCTTCGCCAAACCAATCATTTTTTTCTGCCCAACTCTGTGCTTTAGGGTCAGGAGTTGGTTGTTGATATTGTTGTTGAGGTTGTTGCACTTGTTGTTGTGGTTGAACCTCTGGCTCCTTAAACTGCTGTTTTGTTGCACCTACTGATTTTAAATCATTCTGTGCATCATTAAGAAACTCTTGTGCTTGCAATATTTTTTCTGTATTTCCTTCTTCGTGTGCTGTTTTATAATTTGTTCTTGCAAGTTCTAATTTATCTTTTAATTGTTTTTCTGTTGCATCTAAATTTAATTTACTTATATTGGTAAATTCTTTTTGTGTATTAGTTAATCTAGATGTTAATTCTTCATTTTGTTTAATTAATTGAGCAACTTTATCATCTCTATCTTTTCTTTGCTTAATTAATTGTCTAATTCTTTTTTCTGCACCTTTAGTATTTATACCTTCAAGTTCTTTAGGTTCTTCTTTTTTTACTTCAGGTTCTGATGCTTTTACTTCTTCTTTTTTTGGTTCGTCTTTTTCTACTTCAAAATCTACTTTTTCTTTTTCTGGATTTTCAGCTTTAACTTCATTCCATTCTTCTTGTTGTTCCATTTTTATTCCCTTTCGTTGCTAACGACACATACGAGTTACGTTATAATTAATATTATACTATATTATTTTAAAGTATGCAAGTAGTATTACACACTATGTTTAGATAAATTAAAAGTAGGGTCTAATGTTTTAGGACTTTCTACCTTCATTATCACTTGGTCATCAAATAATAATATATACTTTAAACCTTTATATTTTATCTTTTGACCAGAATGTTTGCCATAACAAACATAATCACCTACTTCACACCAAGGTCCTTTAGCAAACTTTTCCATATCATGATAAGCTAAATCACCTAATGCTACAACTTCTCCTACTGTTGTAAGATAAGCCATATCATCTCTTGTAGAGTCTGGCAATAAAATACCACCTTTAGTTTTTTCTTTTATTGAAACAGGTCGTACTAAAATATGATACCCTGGAAGTTCTGGTAGAACATTTGGATTAGGTGTTTCTTCTTTAGAAATCCAAGCATCATTTTTAATACTTTTTGCCATGTTTACTTGTTGCATTATTTTTCTTCTCCTTCATATATTTTTTTTGTTATAGTTTTAATAACTTCAATAGACCATTCAATTCCTTGTATACGACCTACAAGTTGTTTATAATTAGCGAATGAATCTGCTTGTCCATTCGCTAAATTAATTCTTAATAAGTTAAGCTCCTCATCAAACTTATGAAGAGCTTCATTAGATATTTCCATTTATCTTATTGGTCTGCAAATGCAGGTGCAGTAGTTGAAGTTACAGTTCCAAAGACTTGATAGTTTGTACTATCAAGACCAATAAATACAACTTCAAAAGCTGCAGGTACATTTAATTGTAAACTACTATTTGAACTACCATTTGAGTATACAATAGCATTATCAGCATTAGTATCTAAATGTGTAATACTACCTTTATAGAAATTTGAATTTCCTGGTGTTATAAATATTGCATCAGTAGCATCAGTAGCACCACCACCATAAACAAATCTATAAGATACACCTGCTTCTGGTGCAGGAAGAGTATATGTATTATCCTGTCCACCATCTGGTACTAAATTAATTCTACCACCATGAGTTGTATTTACAATAGTAATATCACCATCAGCTAATACAACAGGTGTAACAACTTCTCCTTTATTACCATAAGTAATATTTTCTGTTATTGCTCCTGTTGATGAATCTTTATCTATTGATTTAAATCCACCTTCTGACCTAAGTGGACCACTAAAAGTTGTGTTTGCCATAATTTATTCTCCTTAAATAAAATTAACCTATCGTCTTGGCATGTCTGCTAGGGCAGTCGACAGGCATAAAATATCCCTAGTTATTTCTTTTCTTGTTGAGCATCTTGCATAATAGCTTTAGACATTACATCTAATAGTTTCATACTTCTTTGTCTATCATCTAAATTTTCCATATTCATAACTTTTTCTAAAGATTGTGCTCGTATTTTTTCTAAATCTATTTGTGTTTTTTGTTCTGCTATTTCTGACTTTGCTAATAAATCTAATAGCTTCATTGTTTCTTTACTTTGTCTATCAAGGTCAGCTTTTTCTTTTTTCATCATAGCAGACTGTCCTGCAACTCCTGCATCCTTCATTAATTTAGCTTCTTCAAGTTGTAGCTTTTGAGCATCTAATGAAGATTCAACATTTAATTTTGCTTCTTCCATTTTTAATTCTTTTTCTTTTAATCCTACTTCAGCTTGCTTTAATGCAACTAATTGTTGTTCAGGTGATTGTGCTTGACCCATAGCTTGATTAGCATTTAATACTTGCTGTGCTGCTTGAGCCATAGCCATCTCTGCTATTGAAGCTACCTGTGCTTGTTCTGGTGGTAGTTGTTCTAGTCCCATTCTTGTAATACCATTAACTTGTTCTTGATATTTCATAATAGAATGTTCTTGTATATTAGCTTCTAATATTGGTTTTACTCTAGCCATAATAGGATTAGCACCATTTTGTGGGTCTTGTAAATATGCCATCTTTGTTTGAATATGAGCATCATGATTCTGACCTTCAAATGCTTTTATTGGAATACCTTTTGTTGCTGCCATAATATCTGATATTGGGTCCATCTGTTGTGGTTCTTTTTTAGGTGGTAATATCTGTTCTATATTAGGCATATTAGCAGCATTTAATATTGTTCTATTTAATGCTTCTATATTAAACATACCAGGAGGGGATTGTTGTGCCATTTGGAGAG